GCCATCCTTACGCGTGCGGGAAATTGGGCAGGGGGGTTCCCGTTGACTAGAGGCCGCACGCAAGCGGAAAAAAATAGTGAAGGAGCATTGAATTGAAGGGACGTAAACGCAAGCCCACCGCGCTCAAGCAGTTGGCTGGCAACCCAGGAAAGGGGAAACTCAACGAGCACGAACCCGAACCCGAGCTCGTGTTACCTCCCGCGCCCGCGAACCTGGCCGAGGTCGGACGAGCGAAATGGGACGAGATGTCCCTACTGCTCTTCAATCAGGGGGTGATGACCGAGATGGATCAGGAGATGCTGCATCTCTTCTGCCAGGATTACGAAATGTACGTGGACGCGGTCAAGAACATGAAAGACTTCGGCGGACCCGTCGTCAAAACAGACAAGGGCAACCCGATCCAGAATCCCTACCTCAGCGTCGCCAACCAATGCAAGGAGCGGATGATCAAAATCCTGCTCGAGTTCGGCATGTCGCCAGCCTCGCGCTCGCGTGTCACCGCCGCGCCGCGGGCGAAGCCGAAGTCGCTCGCCGAGAAATTTTTCAACGCGCCTGTTTCTGCCGCAACGGTGAAACGATGACCCGCGTCTACGGACTCAAGCGCGCCACCCCGCGCATGAAATACCAGCACATGCGTGATGTGATGGATTTCCGCGACAATCTCGCCGATCTGAAAAGCAATCCCCCCGACCGCCACGTCGCGCTAGATGAAATCCACAAACGCATGGGCGGTGACTTCTACCCCTGGTTCGAGCAGGTCTATCGCTTCCGCCGCGACAACCTGCATGAAGAGTACGAGCGCGCTATCTTCAAAAAGTTGAGATCACTTTTACGCCGCGAAGACAAACGGAAGGAACAGGAACAGCATGACGAGACAGCAACAGCAAATCGGTAAGCATGGACAAGACTTGGCCGCCGCCGCGCTCCGCCAACTCGGCATCGAGATGGTCGAGCAGATCGGCACGCCCGTCCATTTGATTCCAGCGCACGGTACGCGCAAGGATGTGTTTCGCGTGGCGTATGGCGAAAAGGTGTCAGGCGACCATCGCGGCATTTTGCCAGGCGGACGCTCCGTCCTCGCCGAAACAAAAACCATCCTTGACCGCAATCTGCGCTGGTCGGACCTGCGCGACCACCAGCCCGACCGCCTGAGCGAACACGCCCAGCACGGCGGACTGAGTCTGCTCGTGTGGGTGCATCATACGGGCGTTCACGTGATGCGCTGGCCGATCCTGGGATTTGCCCCAGGCGAAGGGATGCCGCCCGAGTTCGCGATGTCCATCGCCAGCGTCACCCAGCAGGACATCGAAGGAATAATCTATGACAGCGAAAACGAAAAACTTGCCGAATAAATTACCAATTACCAATCACCAATTACGATTGGAGTACGTCCCTCTCGACACCTGCAAACTGTGGGACAAAAATCCCAAGAAGCACGACCTGGCGCAGATCGAAGCCTCCATCTATCGTTATGGATTCCAAGACCCCGCCAAGTTTGACGAGACCCTCGGCGGGTTGATCTTCGGCAACGGACGCACCGAAGCGCTGGTCAAGGCGCGCAAGGCAGGCAAGGAACCGCCCAGCGGAATCATGCTCGATGACAAAGGCGCGTGGTGCGTGCCTGTTTTATTCGGCAACGATCTCGCCAGTGAGAGCGCCGCCAGCGCCTTCGCCATTGACCACAACAACCTGACGATGGCAGGCTCTCACACGCTCGAAGACATGGCGAAGATGTGGAGCGCCGAAGGCTACCAATCGCTCATGCAGAGTTTGAAGAGCGCCAACGACATGCCCATCACCGCCTGGATGCCGAAGGATGACAAACCCGACCCAGGCGCGCAGATGGACAAGGCCGAAGAGCTTCTCAAAAAGTGGAAGGTGAAAACGGGTGACCTATGGGAGATCGGCGCGCATCGGTTGCTATGCGGCGATAGTACAAGTCAAGAGACTTATATCAGACTGATGAACGGAAAAGCAAAAGCGGCTATGTGTGTCACATCACCACCTTATGGCGTTGGAAAAAGTTATGAGACTAAAGGCGTCGCGCCCTGGTTTGAGACTATTCGACCAGTCATAATAAATTCTTGCAATCATTCAAAGATAGTTGTTTGGCAACTGGGGGATTTGTATTCGACGGGAAGCCAATTTATAGAACCAACTTCAACATATTCAATCAACATGTTTTCTGAACATGGCTACAAACTTATCTGGATTAGAATTTGGGAAAAGCAAGGATTGAATTTTGGCGTTGCGCCTTATCATCTCGCAAGCAATAAGCCAGCCCAACAATACGAATATTTATTGGGGCTTTCAGAAGACGATGAACAAACGATAGATGCGACTGAATTTGAATGGATTACTTGCTTCGCAGAGCAGACGCATAAATACGTGAAGCGACTGACTAAGGCTGATCGTAAAGCGTGGGGATATGCAGGAGTTTGGAAGATAAACACGGTCAAAGCAAATGACGATCATCCTGCAATGTTTCCCGTTGAATTGCCTGAGCGATGTATAAAAATGCACAGTGATGAAGGCGATGAAGTTTTAGAACCCTTCTCAGGCTCAGGCACGACCCTCGTGGCCTGTGAGCGCCTGGGACGCAAAGGCCGCGCCATCGAGATCGCCCCCAAATACGTCGCCGTCGCCCTCGAGAGATTGTCTGGCATGGGCCTCATCCCGAAGCGCATCAAATGATCTTCGACCTTCGACTATGATATCCGACCATGAGACTATATGACTAAGAAACTCCACCGCGCCGAAAAATATGTAGCGGGCGTTTTGAGTGGGAAGATCAACGTTTGCAAATGGATCAAATTAGCCTGCAAGCGGCACGTAGACGACCTGGCGCGCGCCAGGAAGGACAAGAAATATCCGTTCCACTTCGACCGCGCCGCCGCGCTGTATGCCGAAGACTTCTTTGCCGAAGTCCTGAAACATCCCAAGGCCGCCATCCACGCCGAAGCGGGCGAACCCTTCGCCCTCGAAGATTGGGAACTCGCCATGATCATCTGGCCTGTGTTCGGATGGAAGCGCAGAGATGGCACGCGCCGCTACCGCCGCGCCTTCATCGAGATCCCAAAAAAGAACGGCAAGACCTCCCTCTGCGCGGGTCTCGCCAACGAATTGCTTTTTGCCGATGGCGAACTCAGCGCCGAAGTCTACGCCGTGGCAGGCTCGCGCGACCAGGCCGCGCTCACCTTCGACATCTCCAAAGCGATGGTCGAGATGAGTCCCGAGCTCGCCGCCCGCGCCGAAGCCTTCCGCCGCGCCATTACCTACCAGGAAACCTACTCCGTTTTCAAAGTCATGTCGAGCGACGCGCCGATGGCGCACGGATTGAACGCCCACGCCATCATATTCGACGAGCACCACGTTCAACCAAACAGACTGTTGCACGATGCGCTCTGGAGCGCGGGCAAGGCGCGCAAACAACCGCTCTTCATCATGTTGACCACCGCAGGCTACGACCGCCAATCCATCGCTTTCGAGATGCACCAATACAGCCAGGAGATCCTCGACGGCATCCACGTGGACGACTCGTTCTGGGCGGTGATCTACACCATAGACGAAGGCGACGATTGGACATCCCCGAAGAGTTGGAAAAAAGCCAACCCGAATATCGGCGTCACCATCGGCCTCGACGCCATCGCCGAAGAAGCCAAACAAGCCAAGGCGATAGTTGGGTATCAGAACACCTTCAAACGCCTGACGCTGAATATTTGGACGGAACAGGAATCGCGCTTGATCACCGCCGAACAGTGGAACGCCTGCGCGCGCCCGCTTCTCACCGACCTCGAGGGGGCCGCGTGCTACGGAGGCCTTGACCTGGCCGCCAGCAACGACGTGGCCGCCTTCGTCCTGAATTTCCCGAATGATGATGGGACGCACCGCTGGCTGCCCTTTTTCTGGATTCCCGAAGATAATCTGATCGAGCGCGGCCTGCACCACGCATTCGACTACGCTTCCCACGTGCGCGCGGGTCTCATCCGCGCCACGCCTGGCAACGTCATTGATCTCAAGTTCATCAAATCCGACATCGAGCAACTCGGACAGATGTACAAAATCAAACAGATCGCCTTCGACCGCTGGGGCGCGCGCGAGATCAGCGCCGACCTGCAAGACATGGGCTTTCAGATGGTCGAGTTTGGACAGGGCTTCAAAAGCATGGCCGCGCCCACCAAAGAGTTCCTGCGCCTGGTCGCGGGCGCGCAACTCATCCACGATGGCAACCCCGTCCTGAAATGGATGGCCAATAACCTGGTCGCCAAACAGGACGAAGCGGGCAATCTGAAACCAGACAAAGCCAAATCAAAAGAAAAAATAGACGGCATCGTCGCGGGCATCATGGCGCTCGACATGGCGCTCAGGCAAACCGAAGTGAAGCCCAGCGTCTACTCTCGGCGCGGCTTTCGATTTTTGGGAGGCTGATTTCATGCCCCACGCTTTTATCATTTGAGTTGACAGGGAGAATAAAAATGCTATAATATTTGTGTATGAACAAATGAACGCGTCTTGGGCTTATCCGAGACAACTTGTCGGTCATGCGCCCGACGACTCATCTTGAGTCGTCGGGCGTTTTTTGTTGGATGCGGACCTGCCGCATCCGCCATTATGGAGAGCGATGGAATTGAATCGCCGGGTCGTAACACAAGCCAGATTACGAGATGTGCCAGGCGGCAGGCTCCTCTGCGAGATGCCGTTCGGTTCGCTCGTTCATGCGACGGGCGCAACCACGACACCTACAGCGGCCAGTGTTGAGTGGCGAGGAGATAGGGCATGGATTTGAACATCGAGCAATACATCGGTTTGTTTATCCAGATCCCGCTGGTTTTTATTTTCATCTGGTTCACGCTCAAGATCGTGGATCGCTTCATGGCGTCGCTCGATAAACGCGAAGCGGCGCTGGAAGCGCGAGACGACAAGTGGCAGGCGTTCTTACAGGAACAGCGCACGGAGTTCAGCGGGGCGATTGCATCGCTGGCGGCCCGCTTCGGCGACGAGATCAAATCGCTCGGCTCGGAGGTGGCGCGCATGAACGGCGTGCTGACCGCCCACGACACGCGCATCCAGGAGCGGTCAAGGAAAACTGAATGAAAGACAAATCCGCCACTGTGGATGTGGACCTGCGGGTGCGTCCCCGTTTCGACAGCAACGATGCCATCTACTATGGCGGCCTGTTGTTGTTGGGCATTGGCCTGGCCTTTGGCGTTTCGTGGCAGGTTGCGCTGATGGTGATCGGCGCCATTCTGGCCGCGGTGAGCGTGGTCAATTCGTATGTGATCGTGTGGTTATTTAGGAATGAGAAACCATGAATAAATACCTGAATCATTTGATTGATCTGGTGGCATCAAAAATCACTGAGCGCATCAATCCTAAATTGTTCACCATATCTAAAGTAAATATTGAGCCTGGCGATGTGATCTTTCTGCGTAGCCATGTTGCTATTTCTGACGAAGGCGCAGAACGTTTACTACAGACCATAAAAAATGCCATACCGCAAATTTCCAAAGTCTTCCTGCTGGAAGAAGGATTGGAACTTGGCGTATTGCACGCTGATGCGTTTGTTGTTGGAAAAACAGAATAATGCTCTTGAAACCCGTTTCGTTTCGTTCGCAAGCGCCCGCCGCGCCCCGCACCCGTCCCGTGGACAGGAGCGGTTACGGCTCGTCGCGCTTCGACCGCACGAAGAAAAGCCAGAGCGAGGAAGAAGTGACGCCCGAGATCTCGCTGACCGTGCCTGCGGTGCTGGCGGCGTTCACGATTTTGTGTGAGGACATTTCCAGCCTGCCGCTTGTGATGTATGAGCGCGGCGCGAACGAAGAACGATCGAGGGCATACGCCAGTTCTTATTATGGATTGATGCACGACGCGCCCAATCCCGAAATGACCAGCATGGTCTTTAGAGAATTGAAAATCGGGCACATGCTGGCCTGGGGAAATTTCTACGCACAGAAGATCATTGACCGGCGCGGCGACGTGGTGGAACTCTGGCCGCTTCGCCCCGACCGCATGACGGTGCTGCGCGTGGAAGGCGAGAAAATTTATCACTACGTTTCGTCGGACGGCAAGCCCTACACATTTTTGCGGGACGAGATTCTGCACATCCCGGCCTTCGGCTTCGATGGATTGGTGGGGTATAGCCGCATTGCGTTGGCGCGCAACTCCATTGGCCTGGCGATCTCCACCGAGAAATTCGGTTCGAGATTTTTTGTCAATGACGCGCGGCCTGGCATTGCCATCAAGCATCCTGGGGAACTGGATGACGATGCTTATGAGCGCATGAATAAATCGTGGGATGACACATTCATGGGAGCAGGTAATTCCAGCAAAAAGGTGATTCTGGAAGAGGGGATGGACATCACCGAGATCGGCTTCCCGCCTGCGGACGCCCAGTTCATCGAGACGCAGAAATGGACAGTGACGCAGATTGCCCGTGTCTTTCGCGTGCCGCCGCACATGATCGGCGACGTGGAGCGTTCCACCAGTTGGGGAACGGGGATTGACAGCCAGGAGCAGGGCTACGTGAATCACACTTTGCGTCCGTGGACGATCCGCACCGAGCAATCGCTCGGCCAACAATTGCTTTTGCCCGAAGAACGCAAACGCTATTACTGGGAACACCTCTTCGATGCGCTGGTGCGCGGAGACCTGGCCGCCCGATTCAATACCTACGTGCAGGCCATCACCAACGGCATTATGAATCCGAACGAGACGCGCAAGAAAGAGAACATGCCGCCCTATGCAGGCGGCGAGATTTATACCCGCCAACTTAGCACGGGTCCCGCCGATCAGAATGTGGAAAACGGAACGCAGAAGGCCAAAGACGTGCAGACGCGCTCCCGTCCCTTGTTTGTGGATGCCGCCCAGCGTGTCTTGCGGCGGGAATCCAGTGAATTGCGCGACGCGGGTTTGCGCTGGCTCGATAAGGGCAAACCCGAAAAATACTCCGCCTGGGTCAAACAATTTTACAAGCGCGACCTGCCCGCTTTTGCGATGAATGTTTTTCAGCCGTTGGTTGATGCCAATGTGATCCCTGTCCATAACGTACAGGCGGCGCTCGATCTGTTTTGCGACGAACGCGGCGAGATGGCGCTGGGGAGCGCCGACCTGCCCGATTACCCCGTTGCCCAATTTTGTGATGGGCTGATGGAAAAGGAAATGCGACTATGAATCAACCTATCCGGTGCTTTGAAGGTAAAGCGCAACCGCACGAATCTTTCTGGACATTCCGCGCCGCCAGCGAAACCGGCGGCGAACCGACCCTGGAATTTTACGGTGTGATCTCCGAATGGTCGTGGCTGGACGACGAGATCACGCCGAAGAAGTTCAAGGATGAGTTAAACCGCGTCGGGGGGGGCGGTCCGCTGACGGTTCGCATTGACTCGCCTGGCGGCGACCCGATTGCCGCGTCTACCATTGCGTCCATTATCACGTCCTACCCTGGCAAGATCACGGCGCAGATAGATGGGCAGGCATCCAGCGCGGCGGTGATGGTGGCGTTGGCCGCCAGTCACATTCGCATCATGGACTCGGCTTACATGATGATCCACAATCCGCGCTTCAATTTTTTCATGGCCGCGCTCGACGCCGACATCATGCACCGATTCATTTCCATTCTGGAATCCATCAAGCAGGGCATGGCGCAAACTTACGCGGCGCGCACGGGGTTGGCGGAAGAAAAGGTTTCGCAGATGATGAGCGACGAAACCTGGATGAGCGCAAAGGAAGCCGTGGATTTGCATTTCGCCGATGAGGTTCTCAAGTCGGGGCAGAAGCGTCCCATCCGAAAATTCGAGAACTTGTTGAAAAGTTACGAGCATGTCCCCGCCGAATTATTGAATTTGGCGGATGATCCAGAAAACGACGACGCGGCCGAACAGCCCGTCGAGACCGCCGAGCAACCCCAGGCCGCGCTGGATGGCGCGGAAGGGGAGCAAACGGAAGTGGATGAGCAGGAGCCTTCCACGCCGTTGGCCTTTGCGAAGACGGCGCTCGCCCGTTTGAAAAATTTCCAATCTAAAGGAGCCACCATGTTTTTACGTGAACTGACCAAAAAACGCTCCGATCTGCTGGCCGAGGCCGAGAGCCTGGTCGCGCTGGCCGACAAGGAAGGCCGCGACTTCACGGCTGAAGAACGCGCCCGCTTCGTCGCCATCATGGGCGAAGGCGAAACCATCGGCGAGATCGGCGCGCTCGACGCACAGATCGAGCAGATCGAAGGCGAGCGCGAGCAACTGCGCGCCGCCGCCGAGAAGCAATTCTCGAACCGTCAAACCCAAAAACCCGAACCGCCCGCGCCTGGCAAGACCATGAAGCGCGGCGAGTTTGAGGCGCTTTCCCCTGCCGACCAGTCCGCGTTCGCGCGCGGCGGCGGCAAAATCGAAGATTAGGGTCTCGATACGCCCTTCGACTGCGTGAGTACACTCCGCTCAGGGCTACTCGACCACCGAAAATAAGGAACTCAAACAATGGCTAACACTCTTACCAATCTCATTCCCGACATCTATGCCGCGCTGGACGTGGTCTCGCGCGAACTGGTCGGGTTCATTCCCGCGGTGGCGCGCGATCCCAGCGCGGACCGCGTCGCGCTGAACGAAACATTGCGCGTTCCCGTCACGCCTGCCAATGCGGCGGGCGGAAACATCACCCCCGCAATGGCCTTCCCTTCGGCGTCCGACCAGACCATCGGGAACAAATCGTTGACCATCAGCAAGAGCCGCTTCTTCCCGTTCTCGTGGACGGGCGAGGAGCAGTATGCGATGGACAAAGGTCCCGGCTACCTGACCCTCAAGCAGGATCAGATCGCCCAGGCCGTGCGCGCCGCCATCAACGAGATGGAGACCGACATCGCGCTGGCCGCCTATAAGGGCGCATCCCGCGCCTACGGGACGGCTGGCACGACCCCGTTCGCGTCCACGCTGGTGGACCCCGCCAACGTCAAAAAAATCCTGGATGACAACGGCGCGCCCCAGTCGGACCGCCACATGGTGATTGACACCACCGCGGGCGCGGCGCTCCGCACGCTGGCGCAATTGACGAAAGCCAACGAGGCCAACGATGACAGCCTGCTGCGACGCGGCACCCTGCTGGACCTGCACAACTTTGCCATTCGCGAATCGGCCAAAGTGAGCCTGGTCACCAAAGGCACTGGCGCAAGCTATACCACGAATACGGCAGGGTATGCAGTGGGTGCGACAGACATTACGTTGATTACCGGCACAGGCACGGTGCTGGCGGGTGACGTGGTTACATTCGCGGGCGATACCAACAAGTACGTGGTTGCTGTTGGTGTGGCTGCCCCCGGTGTTATCACACTGGCTGCGCCCGGCCTGCAGAAGGCGATCGCGGCTTCGGCTGTAGCGATGACCATCGGCGGGAACTTCACGCCCAATGTGGGTTTCAGCCGCAACGCCATCCTGTTGGCCACCCGCCTGCCCGAACTGCCCGAAGAGGGCGACATGGCGCTCGACCGCCTGACCATCACCGATCCGGTGACGGGCATTGCGCTCGAATTCGCCGTGTATCCCGGCTTCCGCATGAACGTCTACCACGTCTCGCTGTGCTGGGGCGTCTCGGTGCTCAAGTCCGAACACGCCGCCATCCTGCTCGGCTAGGAGGCTCTGCCATGACTACCGAATTCGCTGTGGTTGAAAAAGATTTCGGGCGGATGCGTATCCCGCTTGACCAACTCCCGGAATACCTG